AGCCATTTTAACAGCGCCGCCCTTTTTAAAGCCAGCGTAGTCTAATGATTCATCAGAAAGACGTGGAGCGCTTCTAGACGACGATGTAGGACTTGCAAAATCGCGTATGTCACCAGCTTTTTTGGGGTCAACGTACGGCAAAGATGTTTCTTTTACCCCATCCCTAACTTCAGTTTTTGCTCCAGCTAACGCAGCGTCTCTCTCTGCTTTAGCGGCTTCTTTAGCGGCTTCTTTTCTTGCTTCGTTGCTCATGCCTCTAGTAGCCGCTTTTGTAGCAAGCGCCCTTACGCCTGCGGCTATAACCGGGCCAATAATTGGTGCGGGCATAATATTTTCCTTAACAGGCGCGTCCGCCGGACTTCATGGCGATCATTTTGCCTTTTGTCTTACCCTTGACCTCAATACCGCCGCCTCTAGCCATCTTGGTCATGCCGCCTGTTTTAGCAGCAAAAGCCGGAACCTTTTTGCCATCTTTCATAATCATTGGCATGCCACCCTTTTTGAGCGCAGCCATGTCGGTTTTTTTGCCGCCGTGCATTTGCTTGTCGTGCATACCAACGGCTTTTTTAACCATTGCTTTGTCTTGTTTCATGTCTTTCATGGCACCACCCTCTTTGAATTTGCGGCCTTTATCGGCCTCGTTAAAGTCTTTACCAACGGATGTAGGTACGCCAACTTTCTTAGCAAACGCAGGATTGTTTGCAATTGCTGCCATGAAGTTAGCTTGTTTCTTAGATGTACTTGGCATTATCGAAGCACCCTATCAATAATCCAAGTTAAACCGCTGCCAACAAGTCCACCAGCACCACCAAAATACATTAGCACTCTCCACCCACCTTTGGCTTCGGAAAGAGTCTTTTGAATCTCAGCAAGTGTATTTTTGACTTGATCCATATCCTCTACAAGTTTATCCATGTCCTGTTGCAAATGCTTAATCTCATTTGCATGGGTAGCAAGTTCACGAGCTGTTTGCACGGAATCTTCCATTTAACACTTCCATCTCTTTAAACTTGCGGCTTTTCTGGTAGGTCTTCCTTTCTCGTCTGTCATCGGGCCGGGCATACCAGACATCCGTGCGCAGAACGACTTCTTACGAGGACCGCCTTCTGGCTGTGGAGCCTTTAGATTTGATCCTGTAGCAGCGTTGTATTTAGCTCTTCCTTTGGCAGTCAACCCTGCCCCCTTGGATACGGGTAGCTTCTCGCCACGACCGACAGCCAGAGAGGGGGTTTTCTTAGCCATAATAAATGTTTGCAGAAGTGATGTTGGTCATAATCATGTAAATGCCGTTCTGCACAAGAATGCCTTCGCCCGGAATTAGCGCAAAGTTACCAAACAAGTCACCTGCGCCTGTATCATACGAACACAACCAAAGCGTTGAGTACGACATAGCCGTACTTGCTGCAATCGTGCCAGAATTAATGTCAGTCAAGGTAAAGGTGTTTGCGCCTGTCTTGGTAATTGTGTAATTACCGTTTGTTGCAGACGAACCGGAAGCAGTTGCAAAAGCAAAGCCACGCACATCACCAGTTGATAACCCGTGAGCAGTGCTAGTTACCGTAACGGTTGTGCCAGAACGAGCGTAGGTTGCCGTTGTTACCGGCGCAGTCGTTGTATCAAAAACATCAAGTGTTCCCGCAGTGGCAGTGCCAACAATAGACAATGCTTTGAGCCGTGTACGACTCAACAACATAAACCCAGTGTTGTTTAAATGCCCTGCTTTGACGTCAGTTTGCATCATAATTAGCTCCTATAAACACAAAAGCCCACCGAAGTGGGCGGCTAATTAAGCTGTGCGTGTAAACACGTAGGCAGTTGCGCTTGCAAACATCAGCGTAAAGCGAGCAATACCCGTAGCGCCAGCAGCAATAGTCAAATCGCCAAAGCTTCCGGGGGTATCCGCAGCGCCAGAAGACAAGATGCCGTTTACAGCAACAGCCATAGTTACAGTGCTTGCGCCAGCAGTGTTGTCAACATAGAGATCAAACACAGTGCCTTGAACCGCACCAAGAGCAGCGCCAAGAAGCGTTCCGGTAGGAAGCGTAATTGCAGTTGCAGCGGCGGAAGTGGATGTGATATAGCCAGTAGCAACTTCTGCTGCTGTAGCTGTAGCTGTGGCGTTAATAGCGGCTGTAGTAGCATGGGTGATTTTGCCAGTGCCAGCAATGTTGCCGGTGACGTTACCAGTCAGATTGCCGGTGACGTTACCAGTCAGATTGCCGATAAAACCGTTTGTCGAGGTAACTGGACCAGAAAAAGTAGTCGAGGCCATGATAGGCTCCTGTATATGCAGTACTACGCTTTACTGTCTCTGCATCGTCCGCTGGGGCGGTCAGTAAAGCTGGGGGTTCCCAGATTTGTTTAATAATAACCTATACAACAATAAATGCAAACAAAAAGAAAGGGGGCCGAAGCCCCCAATCTTATACCTACTTAAGCGCCTGCTGAGCCGTACATGCCGAGAGGATCAGACCAGCCGAAGCTGTAACGCTCACGAGCCTTGTAACGTACGTTACCTGTGTCAAAGTCACCGTCCATACCTGTACTCATAGGTGAGCGGACAAAGTGCTTCAAGCCGTTAGGAACGTCAGTTGTCAAGAACCAAGCATTGGTGTCGGTCAAGAAGTGGTTAATTGCGTAACCCTCTGGAATCGAACCGTTGTTCTCGATTGCGTTGATGTCGTTATCAGCCGTACCAACACGCAGTTTAGTTTCGAGCAAACGAGTTGCAACGAACTGGAGTGAAGGAGGAATGACCAACTTACGTGGGCGAGCAGCAATCAGCAGACCGCGTTCATCAGTCCACGCAGCGATTTGAATAACAGCGTTTTCCAACGATGTTTCGTTCAAGTCAGCTGGAGTGCTGGGAATATTGCTGTTTGTACCACCACCGACCAAGGGATGCGATGCGCTAAACAAAGCAACGCCGTCGCCACCAACATAGCTGGCGCTAAAACCGTTGTTTAATGTAGCAGCAGCTTTAACCTGCTTGGTGTAAGACATAGCGCGAGCCAAAGCTTTCGTGTAGCGAGCAGACAGGCTGTCGTACAGGTTGTCTTCAACTGCTTCTTCGGTAATCGAAAAACCAAGTGCAATCGTCTCGTGTGTGTAACGAGCTGTGAAAGCTTCCTGAGCGTTGTCGTATGCAATTGCAGAACCTTCGTTCTTAACAGGTGCAGCCGAGAAGCCAGAAAGTTTGGTCTCTTCTTCAAAAGAACGCTCAGAGGTCTCTGTTTCGTAGATCTCTTTGTGCTCTTCGCCGTAACGCTTGTACTCCAGACCGAACAATGCGTTCAGGCCGGGGAGCAGCTCTTTCAATAGTTGTGCGCGTGAAATAGCCATGATTTAGCTCCTTATACGCCGACGGCGGTGTTATACGCATGCATGCCGAAGTTGAACTTTACGATCACTTCAGGATATAGCGTGTTGCCGCCAGAAATATAGGCGGTGTCAGGCACAACATCAACGATGCGAATAGTCAGCGTAGCTGTATCAGCAGTCGAATCAAGAAGTGCAATCTGTGAGTTACCAGCAGCGGTAATTGCGGTGTTGTTTACGATTGTTGCGTTATTGCCAACAGAAGTATATTGAACGCCGGTCACAACCGTTGTGCCAGAAACAACAGCAACTTGGAACAGTGTATCTGGATCATCACAAACATAAGCTGTAATGTAGCCAGTTGTTACTGTTGTACCACCAACAAAGTTCTGTTGGAATTGCAGTTGACCAGTACTTGAGTTGATAAACTCAACACCAAGAAACACACCAGCGAAGCCGCCAGTAGGTTTAGTAGTTGTAGCTGCCGAACGCTCAACGGTACCGTCAGTTGCACGAATCAGTAGATCACCGAAACCAATCGAAGTTGCATACGCACTTGCAATACGCATTTTACGAGTGGAACCAGCAAACACCTGACCACCGATCAAATTGATCGGTCTAAAGCCATAAGGCTTTTCAATAGTAGGGTAAGCCATTTAAAAACTCCTAAATATTATTTGGAACCGTTTCCAAACCCGGGGCCTCGCGTCACTGAGGTTTTACGCTCATTGAACAAAGGCATACGAGAATCGTTATTACGCATAAAGTGGTTATCGACGGATTCCATCTGATTTTGCGAGGAGCGGTTGTAATACTCCTGTCGGGACAGAACCATTTCTTCTGGTGCTTTGCATAAAAGCAAACCACCAATTTCGACGTTTCCGTTTTTATCACCGGCTACTTGCAATTCAGGATGGTCTTCGGCTCTAACCGGTACCCAGCCTTCACGTCGTTTTTGCGACATGTTTGTAGGATTGGCGTGTCCGTTAATCGACATAGCGATCCAACGAAAACGGAACCCCGGCTCGGGTGTAGGGTCTGGCAAAGCGCTTGTGGGGGTGTACACATAGCGTGATGGATTGTTTTCACGAGTTTCCATGTCTCGGGGGGTACGTGCATTAGCCATTATTGCTCTCCAATTTTAAATACTCGCGTGCGTACTGCTCATGAGAAATTCCAAACTTATCCGCTAGGCGTGCTGCCGTTTTGGTTAGTTTGACGCTCTTTTTAGCCCCCGACGAACGGGATGCCGAAGCAACTACGGTTGCGGGTCTTCGAGTTTGTCCAGCTTTATTTGGCTTGCTGTTACCCTCGTAAACTTCGGGAAACAATTGTTGCATGCGAGAGTCGATTCTCTCGAAGTATTCATCAGAGCGGGGATCATACCCCGTAGCTACTAGTTTCTGGTGCAGCCCTAGTGCAAAGGCTGTGAGTTCTTCGTACCCCGGCGTTCCGAACCACTGGTTTTTAGCTTGCCAGCGCAAGGTTTTTTCGTCCAGTCTCGGGGATTCGATTTGCTGTTGGTGTGTTTGTACTACTTCATCGGGAACTTGTAAAGGGGCAGGCCTAAAATTTCTTGCTGCCTCTAGTTGCATTTTTGCATCAGTAAGACTTTCCTGAGCTTCAAGCATAGCGTCGGAGTCATACGACTCTTGTGCGTCCTTGTATTTACGCCGTGCCATCTCAAGATCAGCTTCGGCTTTTTCTTTGAGTGTGTTGACGTGCGTAGCAGTGCCCTCGTTGATGTACTGAACGTATTGTTTACGCTCGTCAATTAATTTTTGGGCAAGACGCTCAAGCTCTACTTTTTCTCGTGCAATTGCTTCTTTGGCGCGGCGCTCATCGTGGCGAGCATGCGTTAATTCTTTGATTCGCGCTTTGACTTTTGAACCGTATGTCTCTAGCTCTTCGTCGGTTGGCTCAACAACTTCGCGATCTAACGGCTTAGCAAACCGATCTCGCTCGGGGGTATCGTCCTCGATGTCAATTTCAATTTCGCTTTCGCCATCAATATCAATGTCAATACTGACATCGTCTTCTGTGTCTACGGGTTTACCCTGATTATCTTCGTCAGGGAATTTAAATGTTTCCATGCCTTTCTCCTTTAAGCGCGGCTAATGCCACGGGGGTCTTGTACAACTGCTTCAACTTGGTCGTCGTTAATCACACGAAACTCTTTGCCGTGGATAACCATGCGCGTACCCGTGTAAGGGCGCGTAATAACAAAGTCGCCTTCTGCGCACCAATGCTGCCCGTCCGTGAATTTCTCTTTATCGAGGTAACACAGTGGGCCTTTCTTCATGACAAACAAGACAGGAGAAGTGATTTCCTCTGCTTTTTTTGTACCGTCTGATTTCAGCAAGCCGCTGTCGTACGTGTCAGCTACGTCAATCAAAGCACACAGAATCTTCCAGCCTTGAGGCTCTGGAACCTGACGAGCTTTAGTCTCGGCGTTCTGGTACTCGACATCTTCGACCGGAACGGATTTAACTTCAGGTACTACGCCGGGGGGTAGGATTAACTCTGATTCCGGTAGTGCGATGGTTTCACTCATCGTTGTCTTCCTTTAAATGCTCAGCGAGGTCGAGTAGGTGGCGCTCTGCGTAGGCTAGGCCTCGAATTACCCCGCAGAGCTCTTTGTAACTAGCAAAGTCTTGGCACTGACCGTTTGCCAAATCGTCAGTGAAGTTGTTCATGTCGGCCCTAAGTTTTTTTCTAAAAGCCTCCATGAAGTCCATCGTGCGCAAATCCATTTGGTTTACTCTCCTTTTGGCACTTTGTTACTTTCTTTGTCTAACTGCCTGTTGCGAAAAGCTATGTCGCTACCAACTTTTATCGACTCAAGTTGAAATTTTGTGTTGTTATCGCGCTCGTCGGCTGATGTTTTAGCTCCGAGCTTAATACTCTCGAGCTCAGCCTTAAGCTCAACTTCGCTCTTTCTGATAGCAAGCTCCTCAATTTTAGCGGCGACATCACTTCGCATTTTTTCAGAGTTAAGTTGGAACTCCTGTTGTTTGATCTGCAACTCCTGTTGTTTGATCTGCATCTCCTGCATCTGAATCTGAATAACGGGATCCTCGGCATTTTTCTTAGCCTGTTCTTGCGCTTGTTGTTGCGCAACCAAATCTTTGCTTTCCTTAAGAACTTGTGGGGCTGCTTCTGCCATCAGGCGACTGATCTGCTTTTCCATTTCTTCAGGCATCTCGTCTTCTTGGTTAGGCAACGCCACGCCAAGCGAGAGCTCAATTTTGTTACGGTACGCAAACCCGATATGCTCTGCCAAGTGCGCTTGCATCGACCCCATAATCTGTTGCGCTTGTGGGTTTTGCCCGACCATCTGTTGAATCAGCGGATCTTGCATAGCCGACTGGTGTACCTGAATATGCGCTTCGTGATCTTGATACGCAAACGCCTTGAGTGGCTTGCCGATCAGCACGTTCATGTTCTCAGTCACTGGATCGGTAGGCTTCTGATCTTCCTCAAGCGGTACTAGTTTGTCAGCTTGCTTGATACCTAGCACCTCAAGCATCTGACGATGCAGCAAGGGCATGTTGTATATCTGTGGGGCGGATGCAGCAAGTTGTATCACCGCTTGATACTGCACAACACGTTGGCTAAGAGTCGCAGCGTTGGGGTCACTAACAGGCAAAATGTCTACATTACCGTAGTCTGAGTGCTTGGCAGACGGCTCGCCTTCGTCCGGCTCGTACGTATATTTTTCTGGGGTGTAGTCGCGAATAATGCCCGCGATTAACTGCAACTCTTGTTTCAAGGCATAGTGCACACGCGCTTGAACTGCCGACATTACTTTAAGCGTACGCTCAAGAATTGCAAGCGTTGAACCCACAGGTGCTTGGTTGGACATATCAGCGACTTTAAGGTCAGCTGTAGCCGCAAAACGACGGCCTTCCTCAACGATCTTATCCATCAAGCCAGCAAGCACAGCCGACGGCTCTTTGTATGGAAGTGGCAGAATGTTGTCGCGGATGTTACCTGAGCCCAAATCTACATCACGAAACTCGCCCGGAGCGATTGGCGTATCGTCGCCCTTAATACGCAGCCCGCGCGCTTTTAAACCACCGGGCAGGTTTGATAACGTGCCTGCATCCACAAGCTGGCGCATAATACTTGTAGCTGACTTAGCAAAACCGCCAATCAAGTGAAACAAACCAAAGCCGTAGGCCCCGTATCCGGGAATGTACTGGTAATGCACGAAATGGTGGCGCTTGAGTTTAAGGTCGTCGTCTTCTTTCCAGTTACGGCGGATAGACAACACTTCGTTTGTGCCACGAACCATCGTTACAACATAAGGCAAAGCTATGCCTGTAGGCTCGCCGTCGTCCTCGTCTTCAAACCCGGGTAAGTCAAGATCAGCATGGATCTCGTACAGCTCAAAACGCTCGTCGTAAGTTGCCGAGAACCCTGTCTCTCTGTCTTTTTTCTCTTGGATGTCCGTTTGAAACTTCTGTGGCTCGCCCAAGTCTATGTCGCGATAAAAGCCCGCTTTCATGAGCTTAATTAGCTCATTTTTTGTTTTGCGCATCCGGTGCGTCAATCTGTAGCATGTAGTTAACTCGCTCGTGCCGTACGGAATAATGATGTCTTCAGCCGGCACAAAAATGGCAACTTGACGTTCTAGGCTGGGATCGTAGTACACCTTCTTAAATGCTGAACCCGCGCTTGGCAGGTTCCACAACAGCTTCTCATGCTCGGAACGGTACTCCGTCATCTTCTCTGTTAACTGATAGTTCATGTCGTCTTGAACACGAACAGCCGCTTCTTTTTTCTCAGGCGTGTCGCGCCCAATGATTTTTGTTTTAACTGGCCCTGCTGCCGGGAATGTCTCCATGATGGTTTCAGACTGGAACCGTACAACGGCTTCCGTAATCATTGGGTGAAACACACCACACGCGCCATCCCAAGGCTCAGTACGTTCCTCGAACTTTAAGCCCAAGAGCGTGATGCCGTCTTTATACATCGTCTCCCAGTCTTTGCGGCTCGATAAGTCGTTGTCGATATCGCTAGCCAAGTCACTAGCCAGACTCTCAAGCTCGCCACCGTTCAGCTCTTCGGCAAGGTTAGCGTTAAAATCATCACCCTCATACTCGTCTTCTTCGATAGACAGAATAGGTACCCCATCCACACCAATCGTTACCGACTCCGGGTCTTCGATCTCAATCTCGATCTCAGGAACATCACTCATTTCATCTTCCAGAGCCTCAAGTCCGAGAGGGGCTTGGTATAGCGATTTGTCGATAGCCATAATTTTTCCTAGTAATACGCCGCTTTACGGGCTCTAAAATATTGATCGTCGCGTTCATCGCTGTCTAAGCTAATGAACCCACCCTGCCTATATCGCAACAGCGCTTGTGTAACCGTATCTACATAGTCGTCGTGCTCGCCTACGGGGAACGACGCCACTTCCTCAACCACCTCGCGCGCCCATCGCGTATCAGGTGCCCAAACTTTGCCAGAAGAAAACAAGTCGGCTACCGCATTTAAACGCACCATCTTGTCGTTACCCCGGCTAGGCGAGAACTCCTCGACCGGTATACCCATTTTACGCATTTCTTGTATTAACGGAGCACCAGCAGCTTTTTTCTCGATAATGAACGCGTCGGGTTGCCACTCTTTATAGTGCTTGAGCGCTGTCTGCTTGAGATCCGGGAATGTCATTCTGTCTTTAAACGCATCGAGCAGTATTAAGTTAGGACTTCCGTTATCCTCGTCGTTGTACCAGACACCCCACGTCGTACACGCGCTATAGTCGGACGTGTTTTTAATCTCAAACGCCGTATCCCAGCTCTGTATCACGTACTCACATTTTGGGGGATCGTTTTCTTCCCATGTTTTCCAACTTTTTCGGCTAATCACAGCGCTGTAGTCGCTTGTTGGCTGTTGCATGTACTGCGCGTTCCAGAACCGAGGATCCAGCACCGCCTTCTTAGCCTTTAACTGGTCCAGAGGCCACTGCTCAGGCCAGAGAGACTTCTCGTTCTCTGTGTCCTCGTTCAAAATGGCTGGCAACTCTACGATCTCCCACGGTGTGGAGTCGGGATTCTTAATACTAAAGTCAATCAGGCGTCCGGTCAGGTCGATTAAGCTCCAACGAGTCATCACAATTATGATCGCGCCGTTAGGCATCAGGCGTTGTAGCGGCCCGGTCTGGAACCAGTTCCACGCGTTGTCAAATGACAAGCGCGAGTTCGCTTTCATGTCCTGCTCAGAGTGAGGATCGTCAATTACGAACAAGTCCGCACCGCGCCCAGCAAGAGCACCACCCACGCCAACAGCGTAATACTGACCACCAGCACCAGTAGACCACTTACCAGCAGCCTTTTGGTCGTCGGCGACAACCGTATCAGGAAAAACCTCGGCATAATCTTCGCCTTCAAGCAAGTTTCGCACCCGTCGTCCAAAGTCTTCGGACAATCCAGCGGTGTGCGTCGCCATAATGATCTTTTTCTCAGGGAAGCGTCCGAGAAAGTACGCAGGGAACAGGTAAGAACTGAACTCAGACTTACCCATACGCGGCGCGATGTTAATAATCACGCGTTTTTTCTCGCCGCGCATCACGGCTTCAAAGATTTTTGCCAGTTTTCTGTGGTGTGGTCCTGTTTTAAACCCGGGGTACACCCTTCTAGCAAACTTTAGTGGGTCAGTCTGCGCTTCTCTGATCTGAAAACGCGCGTCTTTTTCTTCTAACTGCGCAAGGAATGCCGCTTTTTCAATTTTGGTCATGTCTTTTAATGCCATCTGCGCGGCTGCAGCCTCCTCAGGTGTCAAAAAGTCAAAACTCACTGCTTTTCCTCGGGCGCGTCCTCAATATCGTCCACCATTCTTACATCTACGACGTCTACCTTGCCCATGTAACGGCTAAGCTTGTCGCGTATCTTCTGGGTAAGTTCGTCGTCAGTCATCTCTGTGTGCTTGACCTCAACCCGGTCCGTGAATAGGGCGACTTCGGTGACCTTGCCCAGTAACTCCAGCGCCTTTAATCGGATTCGGGCATCAGGGTGGTCGGTCTCTTGTACAATTTTTGTAACCGCCATGTTCCTAAGGTTCTCGGCCTGCTCTAAAAACTTCCACTGATAAGCGCTGACCATGGCTACGGTCGAGCGAATCTCTTCTGGCACCTGCATGGTCAGCAGTTTGTCTTTTGCTTCGGGGATGTCGTGAAGCAACGCGGAGAAAGCGTCTGCAGCTTTGTGTTCTTGGGCTTTATCGACGATGGTATCGTCGTCGTTGGTAATTTCTTTGAGCCAGTCAGCGGTCTGTATCTGGGCGTTGAGGGTTTGCGCGGCACTAAGTTTTTCTACGGGGGTAGTAAACCCTACATCAACCTGAATCTCAGGGACGTAGTCTGCGGCGTTAGCGCTTACCAAATGATTTAACAACACTTCTTTATCCCTTTGTGGCACCGGGTGGGCGTAGTTGTACAAAGTATATACTTATTTTTATTTTTTTGGTATAGTTACTTCACCACTTTCTCCTTGGTGGTAGTTCCTTGGTGGGAATGTCCCGGCCCCGTGGCGCAAGCTTCGGGGCTTTTTTTGTTTGTGCCTGTCAAATGTTTGACAAGAGCAAGTTGTATTTTTTAAAAATTTTGTAGGGTTTAGACAACTTTTTACAAAAATTTAAATTGCGGGTGGAAAACAGTGTTTATGTGGGATCGCGTCGACGTCATCTATATGTCTTGGTGGGGGGTGGGTGGGGTTAGCCATATTGAAACTCCAAGGTTTGGGATAGTCCCAAATGGTATAATAGTTATGTGGATTGGGAATGTTTCCTGATTCGCTGTTCATCACATCAAGGAGATATACATGAACGCTACTACAACGTACCTCAATGCAATCGTTGACCACATCAAGAGCCGCATCGAGATCAGCGAAGCGCAGAAGAAGTTCGTAGTTACCTACAACGCTATGACTCGTGACGAGCAAGGCGATGCACGCAACGCTATCGCTCGGTTGATCTCGCAACGTACAGGCGTCAAGACGGTAGTCATGACCAAAGGCGGCAACAAAGGTCTGCTCGGGTTTACGTCCAAGCAGGCAGGCGGTAGCGACAAGAGCGAAGCGGCTCGTGCGATGTTCGTTTACTACACTCCCAAAGTTGTTGTGGAGAAGTCCTCCACAAAGAAGACCGTACGCAAGTCAGCCGATCCTGTGCAGTTGTTGATTAAGCAGTTCGAAGGTCTTACCGCCGCACAGAAGCGTGCTTTCAAAGCAAGTATTTGACAACACGTTAGCAAACACAACAGGGGGCGGAGCTTGACTGCTGTTCCAATCCCTGTCAATTCTTACCATTCAAAGGAACTACCATGAGCACCAAGCACAAAATCATTCTCGTCACCGTACTCGAAAAGGGGCGCAAGAAACCCACCACGCACGTAGCTTGTCTGTGGAATCGGTCATCACTCAATCCCACGTTTTACCCTGACGCATACTTCCACTTCACCCCTCACGACCTAAAGGTAGGCAAACTCAATTCAACCTTCTTCGAATGCTTCACCCTCATAGACCACAAAGTAATCGGCGTATGGGCTTAACTCTCACCACTCAAAGGAACCACCATGAAACTAGTCTACGAACGCAACGGCAATGAAGTAAACCTCGGCGATACAGTCCTCGTAAAGGGCAAGCCCTACTACCTCCAAGCCATCATCGAACCACACAAGCCAAGCAGTACAGGCAGAGTCTGGTGCGTGGCGATGGATGAGCGCAAGGTCTTTAACGAATGGTTTCCCTCTGTGATAGGCGCAGTATGGGTTGACCGCAACGATCAGTTCTAACCACCAAGGACACCACATGAAACCCTACCTACTCGATACCCTCGCCGCTATCCTAGGCGCACTCGCTATAATCCTCGCGTGCTTCCTCTAACCTTGTGGAGACTTCCTCCACAAACTAATCCCACGTCTTGGGATAGTCCCACCATTTGGGAGCATTTTACAAACGTCCACGATTACGCACACCTAGCGACCCCCAAAGACGCGCGCAAACCCGCATGGATACTAGCGTCACGTCCAGTCTTGCACTAACGTCCATATATATATAAATAAATTATTCTCTATATATATATCTATACATTTGATGGACGTTTTTTTAGTGAACGTTTTCTTTTTAAAGTTTTAGTAATAGCGTTCCTCAAAAATGCTGGACGTTAGGGTAAGATATAGCCACAACCCAATACCCATGCGGGTTTGCGAGCGTCCTCGGTATGCGTCCTAAATAGCGGTAATCGTGGACGTGACTGGACGCTTTTTAAACGGAGATTCTATGCACTCATCAGACCTACCCCCAACCCAAACCCTTGATACACAAGGCTCTCAACCACATGACACCTCAACAGACTACGCTGTACTAACAGAAGGTGATTCACGTCTTCCCTCTCACATCATGTGCGCTAAATGCAGGGAGATTTTCCCTCGCTCATCATTCAAGAAGCGCACAACCCACGCTCAAGCCAAGGGTTGGGGCAAGAGCGGGAGGTATAAGTTAGAAGTGTTGAGTAAGAATTGCGAGTCGTGCCGCCCTAAACTGCGCCCACCACGCAAGCTATCACCAAAAGAATTACAAACAAGGGCGGTATCGGGCGATCTGAAAATGGGCGCAGTAGTGCTCGAAGCTCGCATCACGCAACGCATACGGGAGGGCAAAGACGGGATACGTGCGGGGATACAACGCAAGATGGCGAAGAAGAAACAACAGGCGTGGGACGGGTTATGGAAAGACGTTAACAAATCCCTCACGAATGCGCGCTCTCGAATGAAGTATTTATTTGACGTTGTGCTAGGGCGCACCACAACAGCCAGACCTAAGCCCGACATCTCGGTCATCAACTA